AACAGCAACAGACGCCGAATGATAGCGTGGAACGCCCTGAACTCAGTAAACGACATAGGAATAACCCAAGGGACGATCACAGCAACAAAAACAAGGGATAGAACGTACAAATATGACGACGTGTGCAAAATAGTAGTCAACCTGGGAAGTCTTCAGATCCAGGAGGGCTTTGAGTTTGACCTCTCCAATTTGAAAGTGTTCACCGTAGTCTCGCGAATCGGAAGCGATAAACCGACAATTATTTTCGATGACTTCAACGTTATCGACTACTCCCTATCGGTAGGTCTCGTGGGAAAACTTTTCAACTACGGCACTGTACTTGGGTCTGGTATGGATGATAATCAGCTAGCGCGTACGTACGATGCGGGCAGCGCATACCAAACGAACTGGTACAAACAAGAAGCACTTCTCCAGGAAACAGATATACCTGAAACAGTTACCCTGGACGACGATATAAAAAAATATGTAGAGCTTCGCAAGAATCCAATACGAACACTAACACTGAAAGCGACAGTCGCAAGCCCAATATTTGAGAACTACGACGTGGGAGATGGCGTGGTTATAAATTTACCAGATATCAGCATGGCGGCAACAAAAAGAATAGTGAAGAAAACGCTGACTTTTGGTGGTACAGAGGAAAACGTGAACCTCGAATTTTTACCATAACCTATGGAGAATTTACTTGAACGAATAAAAAAAATAGAACAAATAATTGAAACTCTGGGAAAAAGAGGTATAGGGAACGCCCTGACAATGAAACAACTAGCAGCAGATCCGGCAACTCCCTCCTCCGGTAATACAAAAATATATGGTAAAACAGACGGAAAGATATACAAAATACTCCCAAGCGGAACCATCGTGGAATTAGGGATATGGGACAAACCATATTTTGAAGCTCAATATGCTGGTGCTATTGGACCAGGAAACACAGTGGTATGGGGAACCGAGCTGTACGATAATTTAAATTCATATAATGCTTCAACCGGTATTTTTACAGCTCCAATAGCTGGATTTTATCTTTTTGGATTCAATATTCTTATGCCAAATGCAAATGCTGGGGAGTTCAGGCTTGCATTCTATAAAAACGGAGCAATACACGATAGTTTTATCGCACAAAAAGCAGCAGGTGCATGGCAAACAATACAGGGGACTCTAGGGGTTTATTTGGCGGTGAATAATACTATGAAAATTCAGTATGAATCCGGCACCGGAAATCTATATGCCGATGGAAATTATAACAAGTTCTGGGGATGTTTGATTTAGGCGATAAAAATAAATACTCAGTTCTCAATACAATATATATAGGAATTAAATTTTAATAGTTCACACATTTTCATATGACAAATTTTGTAAATCCAATAACAGGTGCAACAGAGATAGATATAACACAGACATTGCAGTCAGGTGCAGTTGCTATCGGAAACGGAAGCAATATGTTTGTCCGAAATAAACACTCAGCTATTCTTGATGTGAGCGGAATAATAGCAGCGACATTAATCATTGAAGGCACGCCAGACAATGTAAACTGGTCCACAATAAGCACAATAAGCACTAATGGTTTTTTCAATCTTAATTTTCTTGGCTTACTGAACATCAGAGCCAGAATATCAAGCTATACCAGTGGAACAATCAATGTAATTGGAGTTACTACTTCCCCTGAAGGATCGTCCAGTAGCAATGGAGGAGGTGGCGCGTCATCGATAGCAGACGGCGCAGATGTAGCGGAAGGCGCAATCGCTGATGCTGCGGTTATAACAGATGCTCCCGGCACTTTATCGGCAAAATTAAGAGGAATAGTAAAACTTTTGGCTGCAAAGTTAGGAATAACGGCTGCTGATGGGGATATATCAACGCTTGGAACCACAACAGGCGCTGCAGTAAGCACGGACGCAGTAGGGACAGTGCAACAGTATTTAAGAGGCTTGGTGAAATTACTCGCGCAGGGTATTGGAGTTACCGGCACATTTTGGCAGTCAACACAACCGGTTAGTCTTGCAGCAGCTCCTGCACTCGTAGCAGGTGAGGCTCATATCGGTGAGGTCGGCGGAAGAACATTGCTCGCTTCGGTAGAGATAACCAGAGGAACATCCACGACAGCATATGCTGCCAACCAGACCGTACTAAACGCTGCGGGAACTTTATCTGAAATCACCGGAGTTGCGAGAATAAATCAAGGCACAGGTTACATTACCGGAATCAGAGTGACGACAAATGCAAAAAGCCTCACTCCCCGATTCAGACTGCATTTTTTCAATGCGAGTAACCCGACGTTTGCAGCTGACTATGCCTCATGGAAAGATTTATATGCAGACATAAGCAAGAGGATTGGATATTATGATTTGCCAGCTATGGTGACTGCCGCTGATGCAACAAACTCAGATTGCTCAAGAACCTTAGACTTTACAATGAGGATTCCATTTGATTGTGCAGCAGCAACAACATCATTATTCGTTGGGATTGAAACATTGGATGCCTTTACCCCGACAAATGGTCAAAAAATAACAATTGTATTAAACTCAGAGCTTAACTAAAAATGAATGAATACAAATAGAAGAAAAATAATACTTTTCAACAACCAATCGGCGAAAATATACGGTGTCTCGTGGAATAAAGGATCATCTCCCACGCTTACCCGCACTAACAGCGCCGTTGGCATGGTAGCAAACGCAGGGGTAGACACAACTGCGGTCAGAAACGATTTTGATAGTGCTGAAATTTATAAAGATATTACCCAAGTCACTGATGCCCTAGGTAATGTTTTTGTACGTATCCCAAAGTTTTATATCAAAAAAACTGATGGGACTGGCTTTAAGACATGGCAAATATCCAAGAAAATGTTCGCGGGCGCTTACCTTCCCGCCTGTTTTTATGATTTCGCTACAAAAACAGAACTAGCATACGTTGATGTCGGAAAATACAATGCCAACTTAAGCGCAGATACCACAAAGTTGGAGAGCAAAAGCGGCACATATCCTTTAATAAATAAAACCATCATCAACTTCAGGACATATGCCCAAGCCAATGGAAGCGCTTATCAGCAACTAGACATACACACCATCGATGTACTGCAGACATTATTCATCATTGAGTTTGCCACATTAAATTCACAGAGTATTTTTGCAGGGTATACAGGGGGAGAATATGTGGCTACCGATACCGCTACGGTTGCCGAGACTGCAGTAAACAGGATAATTGTCACCAATGCAGTTGCCGCTACCTTTGTAGTCGGTCAGGCAATTTCAGTGGGTACAACTTTGGGTGGTACTAATATATTTTACGGAAGAACGATAACGAGTATCACTGTTTACGATGGATCCAATAAAGCCCTTAATTTTGATGGAGCCGCAGTTAATATCGCAATTGGAAATATCGTGTGGTCATCCGGATGGAAATCAGGATTCAGCTCTTCTATCACAGCAAAATCAGGCTCTCCCGTTTCTAATAGTGACTCAAAACATCCCGCAATGTATCGTGGAATCGAAAACCTCTTCGGTTCGGTGTGGCAGTTTGTAGATGGGGTAAACACAACAGATAGACAAGCATGGATATGTGCAAACGCGGTAAACTACGCCTCAAATCTATTCGCCTCCCCTTATACGCAACTCGGTTATGTCAATGGAAATACCAATGGATACCCAATTGAAATGGGATGGGACGCTAACAATCCCCACATTGCATTACCCATAACGGTTGGTGGAGGTACCACAACGTATTACAGTGATTATTATTATCAGGATGTAGGGCAAAGAATTGCCATTTTCGGCGGGCTTTGGAACTACGGGGCGAGTGCGGGGTTGTTCTGTTGGTATCTGAGTTACGCGTCGTCGTATGCGGGCATCAGCATCGGTGGCCGGCTTCTTAAAAAAGCTCTTTGAGGGGGATTGGGGGTCTCCCCCCAATAATCTGCTATAATAAAAATTAAGGGATATAGGGTGCGCTTTTGCCATTTTCGACGGGAATTGGAACAACAGGACGAATGCAGGGTTGTTCTATTGGAATCTGAATAACACGTCGTCGAATACGAACATCAACATCAGTGGCCGGACTCTTATTAGAAGATTGATTTATTTATTTTATTTGGCATCCTATACTCCGCACCCCTTGGTGAAAATTAAGCCGTAAAGAGCAGGGTCTAGTAGGTTTCTCGAACAACCTTGAGGCTAATAAGAAGGTATGAAACGTATCGGCTATATCTATGGGAAGATATGCACTATTGACAATATAAAGGTTGCAATTATGCGGTCGTCCCTTGGAAAACGGGATAAGCAATTCGTCCAATATGTCATTAAAAATATTGACGACTGCGCGGGAAAAATACAGAAAATGTTAGTAGAAAAAAGCCACATTCCCTCTCCATACACAATAAAAACCATTCAAGACGAATCGAGTAATAAAGAAAGAACAATTTATAAGCCCCGGTACTTTCCCGACCAAATTATTCACTGGGCATTGATGCTTCAACTTCATGATTTATTTATGCACGGAATGTATGAATATACCTGTGGGAGTGTGCCAATGCGCGGCACAAGTTACGGTCAAAAAATAATTCGTAAGTGGTTGGACAAAGACCATAAAGACACAAAATATTGTCTGAAAATGGATATTGCCAAATTTTATCCTTCCATCAGCGGAGAAATCCTGAAAGCCATGCTACGTAACCGTATTAAGGATAATGATTGTCTGTGGTTACTGGGAGTGATCATTGATAGCAATTCCAAAGGATTGCCGATAGGAAACTATACCAGTCAATGGCTTTCAAATTTCTTTTTGCAAGGGCTCGACCACTACATCAAAGAAACATTGTTCGTAAAATACTATATCCGCTACGTTGATGACCTTGTTATTTTGGGAGGCAATAAACGCACACTACATCAAGTAAGAAAATTGATTGACGAATACCTCATTACTCTAAAATTAAAAATGAAACAGGATTGGCAAATATTTCCCCTATCGAGCCGTGCAATCGATTTTTTGGGATTGCGGTTTTTCAGATATAAAACTATCCTAAGAAAACGCAATGCATTGCGCATCAGGCGCAGAATGGTAAAAATTAGCAAGAAGAAAAGGATGACTCAACAGGATGCCTGCGCCATAGTCTCATACTGGGGTTGGATCAAGAGATGCAACAGCTATCATTTTTACAATAAATATGTTAAACCTAATGTTGATATTGACTTTGCAAAGAGTATAATAAGTAAATATGCTAAAGAATCTTTACGGAAAAATAGTTGATGGAGAACTTAGAATGGCAGACGCTTTATTTGAGGGATATAAGCCCTTAGTATATGCCGATATACCGGAATTTGATCAGGATAAGCAGTACGTTGTTCAAGCTAATCCCCTTGATCGAGGTGCTGATATTCTTATTGGAATTGAAATAAAAGATCTTCCGATTGAAACAAATACAGAACATCAAATGGTATAAGAATTTAGAGTAGTGATCTTCTTAATTAATTTAAGGTGTATATTTTTTTCTTACTTAAAAAAAAATAAATCTTCAATTCCTCATACAATTTTGTTATGGCAAACAAAATCAGCATTCGTGGCGGGGCATCGGCTCTTGTGGAAGAACAAGTAGCTCACCTCTCCCACGATATAACCCTTCAATCAGGCGTACTCGATATAGTAAATAACCACTGGTTGGTTGCAGAACATAACCCTCAAAATCTTAGTGTCGATATAGCAGTGGGGCGCGGCTACTTTAAGAAAACAACCATGACGTACCAAGGGTACTCAGAGGCAGTAAACACCGCGTCGATAGGTGCAAACAACAGTGGCAATCCCCGGATAGATGCGATAGTGTGGTATGTTGACCTTGGAGCGACACCAAACTCAGATGCATCAAACGTAATGAAGACCATGGTAGTAGCCGGAACTCCAGGAGCCACCCCTGCAGCCCCTGATGATGCAGCAATTCAAACAGCAATTGGATCAGGAAATCCCTTCATACGGATTGCAAACGTAACAGTAGCAAATGGAGCGTCAGCGATAGCCAACGCAAATATAGCCGACACCAGAGTTCCCTGCTATATGAAGATGCCAGGAGGCATCAAAGACACAGAAATAATAAACCCCAAGCTTTCAGCAACGTATCAGAAAACTGATGTAGGAAGTGTTTCAGGATCAAAAACGCTCGACTGCGGTACATACGGCATGTTTATCTACACCCTGGCAGCAGCAGTAACCCTAACCCTATCAGGAATGCGCGTAGGACAAAGCATCTACGTGATTATCCCAAATACATCAGCCTATGTGATCACATGGGATACAAATATATTCTTCTCCGACTCAGTAACCCCCACTCCAGTGGGCAACTATAACGGTTTCATTATCACGTGTGTGGCAACCGGGAAATATATAGGAGCACCAACATTTAGTAATGTCACAGTTGTATGAGGTTCTTAATTACCATTTATAAATTTTTAACCAAAAAGCTGAAGGGTTGCGGTTGTAAAAAGTAATATGAAAAAAACTTATTTTATTTATTACGTTGAGGGATATGATTCCGACGATATCTTTACTGATAAAAATATTGTGAAAATTGAAGTACACGCAATAAGTGAGGAAGACGCGGTAAGGAAAGCGACTATGTCGATAAAAAGAAAGCATTACAAAGTGTTTGGCTGTTACGAACGACTATATGTCAACAATTCCTAAAGATGTCATTCTTATATGGACCGGTCTAAACTCTGCAATTCCAGCTCTATGGAATCGAGAGACATCTCTTGATGGTCTTTTCCCAAAGGGATGGGATTATTCAAACGCTCCCAATATAACAGGAGGGAATGCAACACACACTCATACATCTCCAGCACATATTCATAGCATGGCCGTAGGACATACACACACCTATCAGACAAATACAAAAAATTGGGGATCCTCCGGAGATACCGGGGATGGCTCAGGGACATGGGTAGCCGATCACTCCCATTCGGGAACTTCTGATAATGCAAATGCGAATAATTCATCCTCTGTTGCCACGACATACTCTTCTTATTCAAATGACCCACCAAATAGAAGAGTTATCTTTATAAAAGCAACTCTCGGAGCACAACTTCTCGACAACATCGTTGCTCTGTGGGGAGAATCGGATACAGCACCAACTAATTGGAGCAAGGTAACCGAGCTTGCAGATCGCTATTTAAAAGGTGCATCAGCCGGAGCAGATGCAGATTTAGCTACCGATAATGGTTCATTAATAAATTCACACACGATAACTCATACACACACAGGTTTACATACTCACGGAGGTATTATGTACGGTCCTGGAGGTGGGGATAAAAACCGTGCCGATGGTGGTGGGGATATGACGCCCTCCGGGCATTCACATCAACTAATACTTGACGCACATACAGATACTTTTGCAGATAATGATGCAATTTCCGCACAATCAGAAAACGTTGAGCCATTATATAAACGATTACACGCAATTAAAAAAGGCACAGGAGGGCTAAAAGAGAAAAAGATAATAGGTATTTGGCTTGGAGATCCAACAGCAATACCAAAGGGATGGACTCTTTATACTGCTATGAAAGGGTATCACCTTAAAACAGGAGACCCAACAACAAGTGCCATAGGTGGATCAAACACTCACACCCACGCGTCCCAAACACACTCGCATACTATCACAAACGCTTCACACAATCATACTGGTAGCACAACACAAAATGATGGGATACGAGACGGCTGTTGTAGTCGTCAATATGTAACGGTACACAGCCACACTCTAACAAGCGTAGGAAATGGGACGGTCTCTTATAATAGCTCTACCACCACCGCAGATAGTTCAAATAATGAGCCTCAATACCGAACAGTCGCATTTATAAAATTTGAAAAGGAAATAGGTGGAGCAATTGCAGCAACTCAGATGATGGGTTAATAATTTAATTTTTTATATGTTATTCAAAGACATGGACATAACCACATACCAGGACCGAAAACTAGCGGGATTAATTGAAATCACAAAAGCCACATCCGGGTATTCATTCAAACACAAAAGGTTTGACGTAGAAACAGGAGCCGAAACAGATCCAGTATACGAGAGCATCGATGTTGATTCTCTGACTCAGGACCGGGATACTGCAGCAAGAAAAGCTAGTGTCCTCAATGACATCATCACGGAAATCGGAACTCTCTGACAACATTAAAATAAATAGTCAATCACTCATACAATTATTGGTATGAAAAACTATCCCAAACTGTTCTCTCAACGCGATCCACAATGGGCAGGTATTCAGCTCGGTAATGCAGCTGGTTCAACTCTCGGCGATTACGGATGCTACGACACCTGTTTTGCAATGATCGCCTGCTACTTCGGCAAAGATACGAACCCAGCAAAACTAAATCAGGACTTCAAAGCGGGAAATATATATGTAAATGCAAACCTTCTCACAGATGACGCCCTCAATAAAATATACGGAGACATTCAGTATGTTGGATCGGACCATTATGAATCGGTCCCAGCGGATCTCAACAAGCTCCAATCCTACATGCAAGATGACAATCTAACTGTCACTTTGTGTATTGATATGGGAGCCAACGGTTATCACTTCGTTGAAGCAGTTGACTGTGATGGCAAGAGCGTGACGATCGCAAACCCCTGGACCGGAAATGTAGAACCATTCAGCAACCTATACGGCAATCCAGTAACCCAAATCCTTCGCTACATCGTATATAAAGGTGTGGTAAAAAAGATGGTCCAGGTCCCCTCCGACGACTTCGAGGGTTTAGTTTTCAAATCAACACAGCACGACAAGATGGTCCCATACCTCGGTTTAAACGACCCCCGCAATACCACATTTGAAGATGAGCAGAAGGTAGTCGCAGGGTACAAAAGCCGTGCCACAGACCTCCAAACCAAACTAGACGTTGCATCGTCTGAAGCCTCAAGTCGGACTGAGCAGGTTGGCAGATTACAAGGTCAATTGACAGATGAGGTAAAACTACGTGGGGCGCTCACAGACAAGCTAAACGCAACGGTCAATTCTATGCCAGGTATCCAGAAGGTATATGAAGACAGAATCGGGGTACTCCAGGGGCAGATCGACCAGATGGGTAGAGACAAAGGACAACTCAATGCAACAATCCAAACCCTAACAACGAAAGTAAATGATCTAGCAAAGGGGCAAGTTTCAAGTTTAACGGCAAAAGACCTCGCAAAGCTTTTGGTTAAAAAGTTAACCGGAAGATGAAGACTATGAAAAAAAAAGATATTGAGCAAGCAGCCGCCGATGCTGTAAAAGTTATTGCTGCTGCCGCTTCGGAAGCCGCTCGCACCGTCGCTAATGCTGCCGCAGAAGCCGTGAAAGTTAGCAATGTAAAAGGTGCAGATGACCATGATTTATTGGTTGTTCTTAATACCAAAATGGAGGATTTAAAAACAGACATTCAAGATTTAAAGGATGGAACGTCCACTCGGATAGCCACACTAGAAAATGAAAAACTAAACATAAGAGACTCCTACCCTATTTTGTATAAAAAAGATGTCGATACAAAATTTATAGATCATGAAAAAAGAATTAAAACTATAGAAAGTTTAAATACAAAATTATCAGTGATGTTAGGTATCGGAATTGGCATTTTGTCTTTCTTGGTTTCCTTGATGATATATCACATTTTAGGTAAGTAAATTATTAATTAAATTAAACAGTATGAATCCATCAACACCTATGTCACTTAACAAAGTAGATTACACAAAAATCGGGAAAGATATTATGTGGTTTTCCCTTGTCCCTCTTACTTTTTACATTACCTCTGTACTTGGTGTGATTGAACTGCCAGGGCACGTAATCGCTCTAAAAGATTTCATCCCAAGCAATGCAACGATCATCGCAATTGTATGTTGGGTGCTAAACCAGCTCTTGAATCTGATTAGAAAATATATTGCCTAAAATAATGGATAACCAGCCGCTGCTATTGAGTGAGAAAGATGTTTGCGTGATCATCCTCACAAATAGAATAAAAGATATCCGCCGGGAAGAAGAGCAGCTTATACAAAGCGGGACAATGTACGATAAAACCCGCTTCGCAAAAAAGATCGGGGGAATAAAGAAGTGTATTCAATACATACTAGCTCACTGAGTTTTTGCGCTTTCCCTCTCCTCAATCTCCGCTTTTTTTTCAATACGTCGAAGTTCGTTCAATATTTCTTTTTTATGTTTTTTTGTTTTTTGCGAGAGGTCATCGAATTTTTTATGAAGTGTCCGGTGAAAAATGTAGTGAAAGGCAACAAGAGAGAGAGAAACGCTTATGACGACGGCGACCCCTATGTCGATCAGCGTATCAACTTTAAATAAAGGCAGTAGGAAATTATTCATGTCTTAACCGTGGCATTTCAACTACTAATTTAATCCTAGTCGCAGTTTCCTCATGTGTCAACTTGAAAAGACCACGCGGAATCAAATCAACCAGTTTGCGAACCATAACCCGAACCACATTCAACGTAAGGTCCGGGGAATTAACTGGATTTAAATGTGCCGCATCGATAAGATCGTCAATGATGGATTTATAATAGCGCTCAAAAGTCATCTGTATATTCTTATGTCCGAGCTTTTTTGCCACAACCTCCAACTTAACACCCGCCCGCAGATCCGAAGTGGCAGAGGTCGCTCGGAGCTTTCGAAGCGAATAGTCTGGCTTATGGATTTCTGCGATCGTCAAGCGCTCCCGAATCTCACGATTTACGGAGTGTTGGTCCATTGGTCCACGTTCTGTACCAAAGACGAAACCATGGGCATACCTGTGCAGTTTTTCCACATCTTTTGCAAGGGATGGGAGAACAACAACGACACGATGCTTACGCGTTTTTGTAGCGTACACCTTGAAATGATCCCCATACCAATCAGACCACTTTAAATTGCGAAGCTCTCCAGTACGTAACCCATTGGCAAGTTGAAAGCGAAAGAGTGTCTTCATTCGATGGTTAAACTCATTGGTATATTTTGTTTTATCGACAAACTGTAAAATGTCAAACTGGTGACGCGATGGCACAGCTGCAACAAAGCGATCCTGTTCCTCAGAGGAGAGCGTATCATACATCGGAACCTCCTCCCGGCGGGATTTGAGATCTGCAATAGCATCAGGCAATTTAAGAATGCGTGCAATCTTACGAAGGGTAACAATATATTTATTTTCAGTAGATGGCGAGGCATTAAGAACATCGTGTACATACCGTACAAAAGCCAGGACACTTTCCCCTGAAAAGTCCCTCCGGTTTGAGTCGAACCATCTCTTGACAATCAAGAAACGGCTTTTATAGGAACAAACATTCCCTGCACTCTGATCGAACCCCTCCTTATAGAAAATGAATGCAGAAAATTGTTCCCAATTCACCTGCAACATGACCTTTTTGAAACGCGTCGAACAATGTCTAGTTTAGGATTTGAGCCAGCGCATCCGCCAAACTCATAATTATAGACGGAACTAAAAAGGCGTCTATTTTTTACGCGTTTTCCACTTGACAACTCTTTAAAAACAATCTATCATGTAGCTGTTCCGATACAAAATTGTATCAGAACAAGCTAATTTACAAATTGTTCTCGCTTCTAACTTCTTCCATCCGAGACCTCGGTGTGCGGAAATCCGCAACCACCTTGGCTACCTCAGCAATAAAATACTATTATACCTCATGGATCTCAAAGTGTTAAATCCTTTTGAGGAACCGAAGAATGATGAATGCAGCAAGGGTGAGAAACACTACTAAACCAAAAGGAAGTGAGGTGGAGAGAATAAGGGCAATGAGAAACACAATGGCCCATGAGGAAGTGTAA